TTTTTCTTGTGACAAAAGTTTCTCCTCTTCTAGGGGATTCGTGATTGAAAAGAATTCCAGAACTTGCATGTAGTCCATATGATTCTCTGTAGTTTTTGATGATCCAGTATCCATAAACTTTTGCAACTCCATAAGGTGAACGGGGATAAAAAGGTGTGGTTTCTGTCTGTGGAATCTCTTGGACCTTACCAAACATCTCAGAAGTGGATGCCTGATAGATTCTTGTTTTCTTTTCCATTCCCAAAAGACGGACTGCTTCAAGAATGCGAAGTGTTCCGAGACCATCAACCATACCAGTGTATTCTGGCATTTCAAAAGAAACCTTTACATGACTCTGGGCACCAAGATTATAAATTTCATCTGGTTGAACTTGTTGAATGATTCTTACAAGATTTGTAGAATCTGTAAGATCTCCATAATGAAGTTTAATTTGATTGTATATATGGTCAATTCTATGGGTATTGATTAAAGAAGACCTTCTAACAATACCATGAACTTCATATCCTTTTATCAAAAGAAGTTCAGCAAGATATGATCCATCCTGGCCCGTGATGCCAGTAATTAATGCTCTTTTCATATGTGATATATTTTTTTCATATTATACTAAAAAAGACGGATTTATGCAACCCGTCTCAACAGTAATAAAGGGTCATTGACTCCACCACTTGGTTTTACTAAACCAAGAAAAGTTGAATTAGTTTAGTAACCTCACTAACTCCAAAGAATGCACATAAGAATAATACATCCCAAAGTTTAAGTTTAATTGCAAAAGGTACTGTAAGTAATCCTCCAACAACTTTTAACATTAAACCATATTTGAAATCTCCCCATAGCATGGTTTGATATCCAATTATCAGGAACAAATTGCCAATATATCTCAATACACTTGTTTTGGATATATGTGTATTGGGCATACTTACACAATTTTAGTCGTTGCAGACTATTTATTCCCAATCCTCAATGTCACTTTCATCAATGTAGCAGGGTTGATCTGTTAACCATTTGGCATATTCAATGTCTTCCATTGCAAGAGAGCATTGCATGGAATTGTCAAACAGATAAACATCATTCCATTTTTTAGAATAATAATCCTGCATTTGAAGGCGATAATCAGGTTTGCCGTTAAGTTCAATAATTCCCTTTTCAACAAATCGGAATCCTTCTCGCTCTAGGATAACTTTGGTGCTCATGCAACCTCAACAGTTTCAAGATCGGAGAGAACGTATTCCATAAGCATTTCATAATCATCCAGAGGATCACCAGAGAACACTACACCTTCATTCTCATAATAACGACGAACTTTTTTATAAAGTTTCGGATTCTTTACATCAAGGTAGAAATCGCCATTAGCAGCACCACGAAGGGTTTGAACGTCTTTCTTAAATTTGGCAGTGAGAGTCATTGTTTTGATTGTTGACCTTGTTATTATAGGGTGTTGACTTTCGAAAGTCAAGTAGGACACTTTAGGAAGTGTCCCAAAAGACCAGAGATAAACTGTTTTGTTAAGATGCCTCTTCGTGGTCTGTATGGATTTTGACTATTTCATCAAAGTCAATATCCGTTTCTTCACATACACGTACTACTTCATTATAAGGAACTATAACTGCATTTCCGTGCTTACTTGTTATGACAAAAGATTCTCCATTTTCAACTCTATTCATTAGAGTATCAAAATTTTCTTGAAATCTTTCTATTGTAAATGTTTGAAGTTCTTCTAGTTCTTGATTCATTTTCATAAAGTAAGTTTTATGAGTCGGGCATATAAGATTTGAACTTATGACCTTTCCGCCCCAAACGGAACGCGCTACCAAACTGCGCTAATGCCCGGAGTCTGTTTCTTTTGAATGTATGTACATAATACCAAGAAAAGGAACAATTGTCAATCCAAATCCACAAAGAAAAAGGAAAAATGGATTTGCTGCTAATGCTTCTACGATGCGAAAAATCATTGCGGATATGTGATGATCCATAACCCAATAATTGTAGTATATATGACTGCTACTGTCAAGACTGTTTTAAACATCTTCTTCGTCCTCGTATGTTGATGGTTCTTCAAAGAGTTCTTCCATTTTTTTGAAGAATACTCTTTGCAAAAGATCTTTTATGTCTTCTTCTGTAATGTGAACCATTAGTTTAAAGTAATTTTGAGCCAGGGTAATAGTGGTGGAATAACACCAATAAGTCTTAATAGTCCCTCAGCAAATAGAGCAAGCACCACCCAACCGACGCACATACTAATGATAGAAGCATTGCGGTTATGTCTTCGTATTGCTGCATCAATCATCTCCTGAACTTCAAAACGAGTAATCAATTCATCTTGTGTTTTCGTCACTTTTCATCTCCAAGAAATTTTGCCAATGGGTCTCTTTTAGTTTTTATAATCTCACACGCTCTCTTATAAAACATATTATTGGTATTTCCAGACTTTTCAAAAGTCTCTTTAATACGGACCCAATTATCGTAAGTATGTTGGTCCATTTGATTTTTTAGATAGATTACTATTATATAATAATATCCAATACCAAGACGTTAATATTTTATGTTTATTCTATAACATTAACAAAGTATTGGTATCATTAATTACCAAAAAAGACCTACAAATATTGGATTCTAAAAGTTCTCAACGAACTTCAAAATCTAATCTCTTTACTTTACGTTGGCGACGTTGTTCTTGCCACATAATGTCATCATTTGTGAGAACTGAAGATTTTGCTTTTGTCTGAAGTGAATTTAACATTACAATACGAGACAAATCAACCGCAGAGATTTTATCTCCATTAATTGTTGCCATATTCGGGCAACCACAGGAAGCAATCTTTGTATTATTTCCTGATAATTCTTTATTGCAATCTTTGCATCTTATTGAAATCATTTTACTAATCCTTTCATTGTAAATGTGATCTTAATTGCCAAATAAATTTTCCGTGAGATTCCATCAAGTCTTGAACAAGATTCGCAGTTGCATAAGACTTTTGAGATTCTGCTTCTTCTGAAATATCAGACAACAATTCACAAAGTTTATTATTATTCTCTAAAAGTTCAGTAATCATAGAATCTGATGTAGTTGAACTTGCTGCTTCTTGAATCTGAGTTACTTCAAGCATTCTTGAAAGGGAACTCAGAGGTTTAATATTTAAGTATCTCATATGTTCAGAGAGACGATCAATCTCTTCAAACATTGTTTCGTATTGACCACCAAAGAGTTGATGTAGTTGAGTGAAATCTTCCCCAACCACATTCCAATGGAATACCCAAGTTTTATGAAACAAAACAAAAAGTGATGACTGAACATCACTAAGTAATTTATACAGTTTTTCCATTATACTTCTTTTTTTGAAGTATTTATATAAGTGGGCGATACTGGATTCGAACCAGTGACCATCTCCGTGTAAAGGAGGCACTCTACCGCTGAGTTAATCGCCCATTTCCCCTGTCTAGGAATCGAACCTAGTTTCCAAGTGCATTGTCTGCCTGTCCTTACCAATAGACTACCAGAGGTTGGTATTTCTACCGACTCCCCCACCTGGACTCGAACCAGGAACCCCAGAGTTAACAGCTCCGTGCTCTGCCAATTGAGCTATAAGGGAATGTTGGTGGCGGGGGGCGGAATCGAACCACCAACCTGGAGCTTATGAGACTCCTGTGCAACCACTACACTTCCCCACATAAATTGGAGTTAAACTCCAAGAGCGGATTAGGGGATTCGAACCCCTGACGAACTGCTTGGAAGGCAGTCATTCTACCGCTGAATTAAATCCGCATCTAACAATCATAAGACATTCATCTTAGATTGTCAAGCCCCCGACAAGACTTGAACTTGCGACCTGAGCTTTACAAAAACCCTGCTCTATCCAGCTGAGCTACGGAGGCATATGCTCACAAGGAGCAACGGAAGGAGGGGGAGTCGAACCCCCAAGGCTTTTACACTCAACTGTTTTCAAGACAGGTTCCGTCGCCAATCGGATTGCCCTTCCATTCTTTATATATATGACTTTTTTCAAAGTCAAGCACCCTGAGAGGGATTCGAACCCCCGTCTTCTTCGTTCGTAGCGAAGCACTCTTCCACTGAGTTACCAGGGCAAGGCACCAGAGACAGGACTTGAACCTGCAACCTTCAGTTTTGGAGACCGCTGCTCTACCAATTGAGCTACTCTGATAAGAAATTCAGGAACTTTTATCTAACTCACCAGAGCCAGGGAATCGAACCTTAGATAATTGTTCCAGGCTTGTCTAAGTGATGCATCACTCAAATTCGCCTTTCCATCTGCCGATGGAATACCAGCCGAGGGTATCGAACCCTCCCAAAGCCGCTAATCTGGCGGAAAGAGTTTATAAGACTCCTCTGAACACCTGTTCTGACTGGCAATTATGGAGATTACTCTCCAATACCGAAGGTGGGATTCGAACCCACAACATTCCGATTTTGAGTCGGACACCTCTACCAATTGGATTACTTCGGCAAAGTAGGAGTGGTGGGATTCGAACCCACCCTGTATGGATTTTAAGTCCACTGCCTCTTCCGCTGGGCTACACTCCCTTAAACCAAGACAATCATAGTATATATCACTGAGATTGTCAAGTGCTGGTTGTCGGGATCGAACCGACCTATCTTGCCTTATGAGGGCAGTGCTTTCGCCAGAGAGCTAAACCAGCGTTTGTAGAAACTCTCCCCAACTGTTGCCATAATGTAATATATGATGACAGTTATGGCAAAGAAGATCGCATTTATCTACTTCTTCTTTAATAGTTTCCCATTTTCTATTTGCAAAAGATCTTCCATCAAGTTTTAGTTCTTTTTGAGAAGGATCTCTATGATGAAAGCATAAAGTTGCTGGTCTATCTTCGCCACATTGTTGGCACTTACCACCTTTATATTGAAGTGTTTTCCATTTGTTGGAATATGCTCTTTCTTTTTGTTCAGTGTAAGTGTTTCTATTCATAATAGATGGATCATTTCTGTAACGCCACTTTTGGCGGCAAGTTTCGTCACAATAAAGTTTTGCTCTTCCACCTTTTTTGGGGTGTTGTGGAACTTCTTTACCGCAGGATTTACAAATGACCATTTTACAT